GTAGTTATCCACATGGGTGAGGTTCAGATGGATTTGGCTCAGGCGGTTGGGTTGGCTTCGAAAGTGGCTTACCTGACGGGTATGGCCAAAGTCGCCAGGAAAGAAGGGAAACAGGTTCTGGCCTATTCCCTCTTCAACGAGGCATCAAGCCTCACAACCTTCCTCAAGTAGAGGAAAGGAGAGAAACAATGAATACCCTGAAGGGCAAGCTCGTGGCGTCCAGCCCCAACACCCCCAACAAGGAGACATACATCCTCGTAGAGAGAGTGAGTGGGAATGAGATCAACCGGCTTCTGGAGAAGCTGGTGATCGACCAGAAGGGTATGGTGCTCGTCGATGAGGACGGAGAGCTCACCGATATCCTCCTGGTGGATGTGGGGGACTATGACCAGGGGAGGATCAGCAGACACTTCGTCCTGGGAGAGGACAACCTCATCCTCGAAGAGGAGGACTTCAATCTCCTCATTAGGCGTATTGGTTGGGCCCGATACGCCTGAGATATAGATCCCGTCGCCTTCTGACAGCGTGTGATTGTTTACGGTCGTAATTAAACCAGTCACAGTGTCCCAGGTAGAGATCTGCGACTTGTAGCCAGGTGATGCCGTGACAGCAACGCCAGTGGGTTTGGCCACAGTCGGTGTGAACGAAATGACCGTATAGGTCCAGTTAGTTGCGCCCAGGCGCCGCAGCTCGGCAGGCGGATAATTCGGATGCACCAGTGTCAGCACATCGGATGATTGCACATAGTGGATGTCAAACAGATCTGCCTCAAGGTACGGGTTTGCAACCTCATATGGCACGCCAGCCGACAGCACAGTACCGCCATTGGTATGAAATCTAAAATAGCCAGCGCCGATCTCGATTACCATTGTTTGCGTGGTGCTGTAGGTAAATGAGATCAGGCGGGTCTTTTTGTTGCTATATTTGACATCACGCACAAACATCGTGCCAGGCCGGTTCTCGGCTGGGCCCTGAGGTGTGGCGATAAAGTTGCGCATTTTGGCAGCGCCGGTCTGGAACTTCACATCGTCGATGCGTCCAAACATTTCGGGTGAGAGCTCTCCACCGGCAAACGATCGGTTAAACGTGCGTGTACTCGGCATGATTACCTCCCAGCCGTCCAGCTTACGATGTGCTCTGGCTTGACGTTGCGCTGGTTAGCATCGGAGCTTTCCGCACTTGCCAGGTACTGAGCCATCATGGCGGTGCAGCGCTTGGCCTCAGCCGCGCCCTGGTCGCCTTTGATTACCGGGCCGGCCAGCATCGATGCCAAGTGCCAGGTCAGGGTCATCACAAACAGCGGGCTAAACTGCGCGGTGTCGGTGACAAAAGCGCTGTAACGCAGAACCGCGTTTTCGGTGTTGGTGTAAAGCACGCCAGTGCCATCAGGCAATGTCTCGATCGTGTAAGGCTGCGGCACATAGCGACCGGCCGCAATTACCGGGCTGTAGTTGTGCGACCAGTAGGGCGTGTCGGTCGGCACAAAGCGGGTGCTGTAATCGTCATAGGCGTCGGGCGGCAACACAGAGATCGCGTTCATGCAGTCAGCCGGCAGCGCATAGGCATAACGCCATTCTGGCCAAGGCATGTTAAGCTGCGCAAGCGCCATACGACGCATAGAAAAATTCCAAAAATGCAGCTCGAGTAGGCTGTCGCGCGCGATTGGGTAAAAGCGGGCACAATGTTCAGCCTGGGCAGATCCTTCAGGTGGATCGATACTAGCCACAGTCGCGTTATCGCCAAGGTGGCCAAGGGCAAGATTACAAATATCGACGGCGGACGCCATTGGAGCTCTCCTGTTAAGTAAAAGGGGGCCGTGGTTTCCCAGCGGCCCCCTCTGTGACTAACGCTTCCAATCGGAAAGGTTAAGCCGCACCTGCGTCCGCACTAGCCTTGGGCGCACGCTTGGCTTTCGGCGTCCACTTCTTTGCAGGAGCGGGCGCTTCTTCCTCGTCTGCGTCGACAGCGGCCGAGATCTCCCGACCCTTAGCGACTGGGGCATCCCAGTCCGAACCATCGACGGGTTCAAGGTTACCGTTGTACGGTCCATTGTACTCAAAGACATCATCCTCCTGACGAAGGGTGTTGTCGACTTGGCACAGGCAAATAGCGCGAAACTGAGGCACTGCTTATTCTCCCTATTAGACTACCGAGAAGCCGGAAGCGTAGAATTTCTGGCCGTCCTGGACAGTTTCAACGATGTCTGCGGTGAACTTGCCGGCCGTCAGCGTAGCGCTCACGTCGTACTGTGCACCGAGATAACGATATCCCAAAGACGCGATTTGCGGGTTGATTCTAACCGCAATTCGCTTGCCAGCTACCAGATCCGTCTTAACGATTGGGCCGGACGAGCCAAGCACAACAGCGCTGGACAAGTCAGCCGCAGCCGAGCCAATAACGTTGAACGATACGGTCGAGCCACCAGTGCCCGAAGTGACCGTTTCGTTAACACTAAAGTGCATGAACAGCTCTTTACCTTCACCAATGTCACGCGCAACCGAGAGATCGATCGTGTCAGTCGAAACTGCGTCAATGGTGACAGTCTGGCTGTCGGAAACGCGGAGTAGCTTATCAGTGTACATATTTAAATCCTTTCAAATGATATGGCCCGCGATTAGGCAACCACAGCCTCGGTGTTGATAATGGCGTCAACGCGACGAAGCGGAACGCCCAAGAACGACAGCCATGAATATGGTGTGCCGAACTGCGAGAGGCCCTCATTGATTTTGAGGACATACTGGCTCTTGTCCAAAGCAGCGATCGAAAGACCACTGTGGACGGTACGGTTCATGTAGAACGCTGGACGACCCATTGCCATGTTGGGGATACGGTACAGCGAGCGAGCCATCAGCTTAATGATGTTGGTCGCTACGTTAGCAGCCTGCGTGCCAGTTTGGCCAAGCAGATCATCGACATCAATGTTGCAGATGCGGACGACATAGCGCCAATCTTTAACGACCAAGCCATTCTTCCACTGGTAGCGGGTTGCATATGCTTGGAGGCGGGTGCCATCAGCATTGTAGACGGTCTGTTCGCCCAGATCTTCGTGGATCAAGCCAGCCTTCGAGCCCTTAGGGAATGGGCAATAGACAGTCTGATCACCCCAAACGACGAGGTAGATCGAGGTGTTTGACGTGGCGTCAGAGCCGCCAGCCGACAGGATATTCTGCGAGTTGTTCGGAGCGCCAACACCGATGTCCGAATAACGTGGAGCAAGGCCCAGGAACACCTTTGGATCAGTGGCTGGGTTGCCGTAGAACAGCGTGGTAGCCTGTGTTTGGTTCATTGCTTCCAAGAACGCGGTGTCTTCCGACAAGCGGAATTGAGCCGTGTTACCATTGAGCATGGCAAGATCCTTGTCGACTTCCGAGCGAGCTTCCAGGATGCCGCAAGCTTCGTCGACCTGAGCGGTCGTGGACTTGCTGGACGGGATACCCTGGTTCAGAGCGCGCCAGTAGACGGCAGGCAGGCCGGTGCGAACGACAACGCGCTCACCGGTTGGCAAGTTGCCTTCCTTGAACACGCAATCTTCGAGGATCTCGTTTGACTGCGAAAGCAGTTCAGCGATGATTGGAACCCGGCCATCGGGATCGGTACGCTTGGCCCAATCGGCCAAAGTCAAGTTAGAGGTGGAAAGGGTGGTCATTTTAAAAACTCCTTAAAAGATTATTCTGATTGCTGATTGCTGTACAGCGTGGCCGCCTTGCTGTTGAAATCCTGCGGCCCGGACCGAGATCCAGGGTTCGGAGAATTTCCAACAAACGTGTCCTCACTGATGGCTTTGCCCGCCTTAAACATAAACCGGATTACTTCCGGGTGATTGCCTAAGCCAGACTCGTTGAGCAGCGCACGCAATTCCGGCGAACCGAAATTATCGAGAGCCTTCTTAGCAACGGAGAGGTTTTCGGACAGTTTTTCTCCACCGAACTCTTTGTCGGTCTTGGACTGTTCGACCCATTCATTGCGGATGGTCTCGACTTGCTCGGACTGGCGGGTCTGGATTACAGGAGCCACCTTATCGAGCACTTTCTGCGCAGCATCCTGTGACAGGTTCAATTCCTTAGCGACCTCCGAGAATGCGGTAATGATCCCGGCGTCGAACTCTTGGCCATCTTGAGCCTTAAATTCGTACTTTTCAGGCGCGCCTTCGGTTTTACCCTCTTCGCCACCCTGGTCACCGTCGGCCTTGCCAGCATTGGCCCCATCTTGGGCTTGCTGGTTCTGTCCTTCAGTTGCTTGCTGCCCGTCCCCATACAACGCTTCTGCTGTGGCAGAGTTGTTGCCGGGGTTTTGCGATGCGTCACCTTCAGTTGGATTTGCGGTTTCCGTCATCAGCATTTCGTTCATTCTGTTGTTCCTTTACCATTACAGGGTACAGCTCAGGGCAGAGCGTGTGGATCATTGCGAGGATGCGATTGCCAAAGTTCCTGTTGCCTTCGCTAAATGCCATTTGCATCGCGTTGGTGTTAAACGATAGCCGAAACACTCCTGCCTGATCCATGAGCCGCCAGATAACCCGACGACCCCGCTTACTGCTCATGAGCCACTTCAAATCTGCTTCTTCATTCTCCAGCTCAAGACGCGCGCGAAGGTTCTTGTCTTCCTTTTCGCGCTCCTGACCACGGAGATCTAGCGGGTCGTGGTTGCTCATTCGGTTACTCTATGCGCGGCACATACGGATACGGGTACCACCATGGCGGCACATAAACTTATGCGCCGACCTCGGTGACCGTCAGGATGACGGAAGGAATTTCTGGGCGCGCAGGATCTGTGCCGGCAGCAGAGTACCACATTTCAACATCTGCGTCAGAACTATACCAAGCAAGTTCGTAGTAATCGCCAGCGTTTGCCTGAATTAAAAAGTTCCAAGCCGCTACAGATTTTCCGCCGCTGTGCGGAATGTTAAGCGAGGTATTAGTTTCAGGCACATTCGCTCCGTTTTTACGGAGCCACACTTCAACGGTAGAAGAACCAGCGCCGCCAGCACGCGAAAACTGCGAAGAAAACTGGACATTGTAAACGCCCTTGTTTTCGATTGTGATCTTTGTGCTGTCGACGATCGACACGCCGGAAGCGAAGTCGGTTGTCCCAAAAGACATAATGTTCGCCTCGATTGGCTCAAGGCCAATGCCGACGTTAGTCTGCGTTGTGTTGTCTTGAAACATGCCGTAGTTGCGAGGCAGGATCAACTCGCTGCCATCCGCATCCTTGAGCCCTACCAGATCGCCCGTTATCTCGTCATAAAGAAACGGCGACCCTGGGTTCTTTTGTCGATTAGTCATGATTTGTATCCTTTATGCTAGGCGGGTGAGCTTGTAGAGCGTGCTCGACAGCAGCGTGCAGACACCGTCGATATCGTTCTGGATGTGGCTTTCTGTGCCCATCAAGCCGCGATTGGCTTCAACGTAATCATAGACACCGCGCACGGTGGCGATCGGATCTGCACCCAGCTCGAACGTGCCGCCGCTGAATGTGAGCTTTTCGCCAGTGCAGCCCATCCAGCTTTCAGCCAGACCGTCAGCGAGATCCGCCAGCTCTTCGTACATGTCGAGAGCTTTGTGCTTGGCATAGCTGCCCGGACCTTCGACCATCAGGTGGTGCATGTGAATTGCCGTTGCTGCGTGCAACAGTTTTGAGATGAAGCCAACCGCGCCGCCCGCATCTGCTTTGTCCGCGCCGTAAAGAAGCGATCCTTTATTCATAACCATTTTCTAAACCTCCACTGCTGATGGTGAATTGTAACCCGAGAACATGTTCATGATGTCAGTCAGTGCATTAGGCTCGCCACCTGTTGGCGATTGTGCCAGGTCGCGTGTCGTTTTTGCTTGTTGTTGCATCATAGCCATTTGCTGTTGCGCCTTCATGGCATCATCGCGCGCAGTACGGATCAACGCAACTTGTTGACCAGGGATAATAAGCTTCGGATCGATGCCTAGCATTTCCGAATAGCTGTCGGCCCACTGGTCGCTGTCAAACTTGTCGAGCACGTCAGGTTTCATTTGGGCGATTGAACCCAAGTTTCCTACAAAACGATCGACTGAGTTGGTGCCGATGGCACGCTGTGCCTGGGCCAACATCGATACGAATTCGACGTTGAGTTCCATGCCTTGCAGCTCGTCAGGTGCAGGAG